GTTTAAACCAAGACCATATACAAAACGAGAATTTCTATCTAAATTCCAGGAACCTTATAAAAATCCTGATACTAAAGAAGAAATTTTATCTAAACAAGCTCCAGCTTCAATTGAAGTAAATCCGGGTCAACCAGAACATAATAGAGCTTTAGAAGTATCTATAAAAGATGATACTAAAAATAATACTATAGGTAATAAATTAGATGGTAATAAAGTAAATAATGTAGAATATTTTGAAACAGGATATTCTAAACGAAATGTTTATGATAATTTTAATGTATTAAGAGGTCAAAAACCTCAAAAAGAATATATTTTAGGTATTATCCCTGATTATTTAGATATTACTTATACTATGTCTATTTTTACTGATTATGTAGAACAAGCAAACGAAATAACAGAAGCAATAGAATTTGCTGCTCGTTCATATTGGGGTGATCCTGAACGTTTTATGTTTAGAGCAAATATAGATACTTTTAATACACCTATTTTACTAGAAAATGGAAGTGATAGAGCAAATAGAACAACAATGAATGTTTTAGTTAATGGATACATTATACCAAGTGGTATAAATGCTGCAATGGCAGGACCTAGTCCTAAGTCATATAACGTTACTAAAACTGTATTTAAAGAAACAATAATTTAATATATATTTATTATATATGGCAACAATAAGTACTTCAGGAATAGCAAGTGGTAGTGTAATAGAACCTACTCACATATTAAGACCCATTGAGGCATTGAATGGCGCAACAGGACCCTATGATGTTACTATATCTGGGTCAGTAAATGTATCTGGAAGTCTTAGGATTGCAACAGGTAGTATTATAGAAAATAGCAACCATGCTGTAGTATTAGCATATAATACTTCTTCAGGAGATGTATACCATACTAATAGTACATCAGGTACATCTGGTTCTTCAGGGACATCAGGTACAAACGGTACTTCAGGAACAAATGGTACATCTGGTACTTCTGGTAATAGTGGTACAAGTGGTTCATCAGGTAGTTCAGGTGCATCAGGTACTAATGGTACATCTGGAACATCAGGTTCATCTGGTACTTCAGGTAGTAGTGGAAGTATTTTTGCAGGAACATCAAGTTCAGGTGCTACTATAGCAGTAGGATCATTAACAATTACAGCAACTACAGGATTAGCCTATACAACTGGACAATCTATTTCAGTAACTAGTACTGCTAATAAAGCTAATTATATGGTTGGTAGAATTACTTCATATAATATAGTAACAGGTCAACTTATAGTAGATGTAACTATTATAGGAGGTAGTGGAACATTCTCTAGTTGGAATACAAATTTAGAATCTACTTTAAATATAGGTGGTTTCCCATATACTGGTTCTGCTCAAATTAGTGGGTCTTTAGTAGTAACAGGATCTATGTTTGTTACTGCTTCTAGTGTAATAAGTTTAGCTCCTTCAAACCCCTTACCAAGTGGTGTTAATTCTGGTTCTTTAGCTGTAACTGGATCTAATTTAGCCTTTTATGATGGTCACCAATGGAAAAAAGTAACTATTGGAAGTTTCTAGGAATATTAAATAAAGGTTATTATATTAAATGTTATGAAAATCCAAGCTCATACGAGTTTTATTGGCACAACAGGGTACGCTAACCATGCGCAATCATTTTTTACTGAGCTTGATAAATTAACTCCTGTTAAAGTAAGAAATTTTACAGTAGGTAAATCATGGCACGGTTCTAGTAATACTCCCCATAATAAAGAACCTTATATTACTCCGCAAATGAAAAAGATGCTTCATTTGCAAACATTATGGAATAATAATAATAATTCTAGAAATGATGTCCCCATATATTCCCATAAAGATAGTTATTATGCTGATATTGATATTATATTAGAAGAGCATGATCATCATTATTTTTATGATGCTTATGATGGTTATACAATAGGGTATAATGTTTGGGAATCAACAGAGTATTCTCCACAATTTTTTCAACAATTACTTACTTTAAATGAACTTTGGGTACCAACTGAATGGCAAAAAGATATATCCATTAAACAAGGATACCCAGAAAATAAAATATTTGTTATACCTGAAGGAGTAGATGGAAATATATTTAAACCACCATCTAGACCTAAAAAACAAGATAAATTTCAATTTATTATAGTGGGTAGATGGGATTATAGAAAAGGTATAAAAGAAAGTATAGAAGGTTTTCTCAAAGCATTCCCTAATAATCCAGATGTTGAATTATTATTAACTGTAGAAAACCCATATCCTGTAGATGGTATGAATTCTACAGAAGAACGTTTAAAATATCATGGGTTAGAAGATGATAGAATTAAAATATTAAAGTTTTTAGACAGAAAACAATATATTTCATTATTACAAAATGCTAATGTATTAATATCTTGTGCCCGTGCTGAAGGATGGAATTTACCTTTAATTGAATCACTAGCTTGTGGTACTCCCTCAATTTATACTAAATGTTCTGGTCAACTTGAATTTACTAAGGGTGAAGGGTTAGGAGTAGAAATATTAGGTGAAGAACCTGCTACAAATAATCAAAATTTATCCTATGAACATAACATCCCAGGTAATTTTTATACTCCTAATTTAGAAGATTTAGTTAAAAAAATTAAAGATTCTTATAGTAATTATAATATTTGGAAAAAATGGCATTTAAAACGTTCTAAAGAAATAAGACAAGAATTTTCTTGGAAAAACCAAGCTAAAAAGGCATATAATCGTTTATTAGAAATTGAAATAACTCCTAAAAATAAAATTCCTAGATTAGAAGCAAATTTTGTAGATGGTCCGTATGCTTGTTTACGAGATGCGAATCAAGAACATTTAGTAGATTTTATTAATCAAGATACAGGTAAAAGTGAATATCATGTTAGTTTAAAAAATAATCATTGGGGAAAATCTTTTCATAAATTTTTTATAAATTGGGATATACAAGTTAAAGACCAGAATGGAAAAATAGTTACATCCCACAAATATAATGCATCTAATAAACGTATTTATATATCTTTTGGTTCAAAATCACTAGGTGATACATTAGCATGGTTTCCTTATGCTTTAGAATTTAAAAAGAAGCACAATTGTCATATTACTGTATCTACATTTTGGAATAAGTTTTTTCAAAGTAAATATCCTGAATTAGATTTTGTAGAACCTGGAAGTACTGTTCCTAATTTATATGCAATGTATGAGATAGGATGGTATTATGATAATGATACAAATAACTTAGATGGTTTTAAACAACCCTATGATCCTAAACAATTTACTTTGCAACAAACTGCAACTAATATATTAGGATTAGAATATAAAGAAATTATTCCTAAAATAGATTATCAAATTAAGGATAAACCTATTAAAGAAAAATATGTTTGTATATCACCCCATGCTTCAGCAGGTGCAAAATATTGGCAACATCCTACTGGATGGCAAGATATTATAGATTATTTAAATAACAAAGGTTATAAAGTAGTTCAAATATCAAAAGAAAAACATGATAATAGTTGGGAAAATAGAAAATTACCCCAAGGAAAACCTTTTAAAAATATAATTAATAAAACAGGTGATTTACCCATAGAAGAAATCATAAACTTAATTCACTATTCAGAATTATATATAGGTGTATCTAGTGGGTTAGCTTGGTTATCTTGGGCAATTCTAAAACCTGTAGTAATGATTTCGGGATTTAGTTCAAGTTGGACTGAATTTACTACTAATATTCAACGCATTATTAATAAGGATGTTTGTAATTCTTGTTTTAATAATTTTAAATTAGATGCAGGAGATTGGGATTGGTGTCCTGTACATAAAGATACTTCAAGACAATTTGAGTGTACTAAGAAAATTTTACCTAAAACTGTAATAGAAGGCATTACTCGTAGCCTTAGTTAATATTTATTAGGGAATAACTCTTAGGTAAAACACCAATATGGCTACAATTAGTACCTCAGGCATCGCAAGTGGAAGTATAATCCGTGCCGAACATGTTAATAGAATAATAAACTCTTTATCTTCAAAAGCAGATAATGATATATTAATTTCGGGCTCTCTTGGAATTACAGGAAGCTTTGGTATTAATAGTGGTAGTATATCAGAAACTGATGGTGCTACTTTTCTTTTAGCTTATGATACTGGCAGTGGTAATGTAACTTTCTCTGGAAGAGCTACTACATCAGGAACTTCAGGTACTTCAGGTTCATCAGGTAGTTCTGGTACTTCTGGTTCTTCAGGAACTTCAGGTACATCTGGTTCATCTGGTAGTTCGGGTTCATCAGGTACCTCAGGATCTTCAGGAACATCCGGTACAAATGGTACCTCTGGATCTTCAGGTACATCAGGAAATAGATTTAAAACTACATCTTCTACAAATTTACCAATTGAAACAGGAGCTGGAAAACAATTAACTATTGAAACTGGTTTATCATATATAGTTGGTAACCATGTTATAGTTGTTGATGCTTCTAATGTTGCTAATTATATGACTGGCCCAGTTACTGCTTATAATAGTGGTAATGGTCTTTTAACTTTTAATAGTGTAGTAATAGGAGGATCAGGAACAAAAAGTAGTTGGAATGTAAATTTAACAGGAGAATACGGTACTGCTGGTACTTCTGGTTCAAGTGGAACTTCTGGTTCTTCGGGATCAAGTGGCTCATCAGGTACATCTGGTTCTTCTGGAACTAGTGGTACTTCTGGTTCATCTGGTAGTTCAGGTACATCAGGTACACTTAACGCAACAGGTTCTCAAGCATTATCTGGTTCTTTAATAGTAACAGGTAGTGGTGGAAATGCCCTTAGAGTTAGTGGTAGTACAACATTAACAGGTAGTTTATTTGTTAGTGGAACAGTAAGCGGATCATTTATAGGAAATGGCTCTGGGTTAACCGGTATAGGAGCTTTCCCATTTACGGGATCTGGAACATTATCCGGATCACTTATAGTAACTGGTAGCGGAGCAAATGCTCTTAAAGTTAGTGGTAGCACATCACTATCAGGAAGTTTACTACAAAGTGGTAGCACACAAATTACAGGATCTAGTACAGTTTCTGGTTCATTGTTAGTAACGGGTAGTTCAGCTCTAGCAGTAAGAGTTAGTGGTAGCACAGCATTATCCGGAAGTTTATCAGTTAGTGGTAGTACAATATTATCGGGTAGTTTATTACAAAGTGGAAGTACAAGTATAACAGGTTCAACCGCAATTTCAGGTGCATTATTTGTATCAAGTAGTAATCTATTTGTTCCCGCATTAAGAGTTACTGGTAGTACAACATTGACAGGTAGTTTATTTGTAAGTGGTAGTACAACAATATCTGGAAGTGTTTTAATTGCTACTTCTAGTATTGTTCAAAATAATAACCTTCCCGCTATACTTTCTTATAACACATCTTCGGGAATAATAGCCTATACTACAGGTAGTTTAGGTGGAGGTGGTGGTAGTGGGGGTCCATTTGTAGAAACTGGATCCTTTTATGCTACTTCAAATAATATCCAAATAACAGGATCATTAAGTGCTACTTCTATTACAGAAACCTCAGCATTAAGATATAAAAAGGATATTGAAGTTATGGATAGTCAATTAGATATTATCTATAGTTTAAGACCGGTTGATTTTACTTGGAAAGAAAGTAATGAAGAAGATAAAGGATTTATTGCTGAAGAAGTACAATTATTATACCCAGAATTTGTAACATTAAATGATGATGGTACTACTCAAGGTATAAAATATAGTAAATTAGTATCTGTATTAGTTAAGAGTGTTCAAGAATTAAAAGATGAAATAGAGATACTTAAGACACAAGTAAATGGCTAAAAATGTTAGAATAGTACCTGCATCAGGTTCTATCTTCTTTACAGCAGACAACTTTGATGTTACAGGTTCAATTAGATTACAAACAGTAGGCAGTACAGAAGATGTACAATTTATAGATGGTAAAACTAATGAATCTATAATTTTAATCCATAAAGATGCTGCTAGAGTAGGTATAGGATTAACATCCGCATCTGCTAAATTAGAAATTTCTTCCTCTGTAAATGAAACACCTTTCATAGTTAGCACCCCTAGTAGTAGTTTAAAAATAAATAAAGAAGGTATTTTAGAAATATCTGAATATAATGGAATAGCTACTCCTATTGATGGAGGTTTAATATATAGTGCATCACAGTTTTTTGTTGGAATTTAAATATTTATTAATATAATCAAATTATAGGATATGCCAAGTTGGAAAAAAGTAATTGTTTCAGGATCTAATGCTGAACTAAATAATTTAAGTGTAGCAAAAGCCTCAGGTTCTTTTTCAGGTTCATATCAAGGTGATGGTTCTAATTTAACTGCAGTTACTGCAATTTCATCATCTACATCAATATTAGCACAAACAGCATCAGTTGCTACAAGAGCTAATGCTTTGGCACCTACAGTCACAGCAACTTCAGCTTCAACAGCTGTTAATGCTCAAACAGCCTCTGTTGCACTTAGAGCAAATGCTTTAGCACCAACTGTAACTGCTACTTCAGCTTCTGTAGCTGCAAGGGCTACAACATTAAGTGCTGACGCAACAGCTTCTTTTGCTAATATTTCTACATTATCTAGAGCAGGTTCAGGTTCATTTAGTGGTTCATTCCAAGGTGATGGTTCAGATTTAACAGGAATCGCTACAACTTTAACAATAGATGCTGATTCAGGTGGTACATCAACAGTAAATTTACAAACTCAAACATTTGATATTGCAGGTACTAGTAATGAAATAGAAACTACTGTATCAGGTCAAACAGTAACAATAGGATTACCTAATGATGTAACAATAGGTCAAGATGTAACAATTACTAGAGATGCTATAATTAATAGAAACTTAACAGTTCAAGGTACTGCTTCTTTCCAAAACACAACAGATTTGGATATTGCAGATAGGTTTATTAGATTAGCATCTGGTTCAAATGCAGTAGGAGAAGGTGGTTTTGTAGTACAACAGGGTTCTAATGGTAGAGGTGTAGTATTTGCTTATGATGTTAATACTTTAAGATTTGGTTCTACAAGTTCATTTGATGCTACTCAAAATTTAATTGAACCCGATGTATTTTTTGTAAATGTAGTAGAAGGAGGAAGTGGTGATAATGATCCTACAGATACTGCTGGCAGATATACTAAAGGGGGTAACATGTTTATAGCAGATAATGGTGAAATTTACATATATTCGTAATTTTTTAAAAAATTTAGTTATGGGTTTTAAAGCAAATAGTTTACAAGTTCAAAAAGATAATAGAAAACAAACTTCTACTACTGAAGATCTATTATTAAATAAAAAAGATTTAGAGTTCTTATTAAGTTTAGTTAAAAATTCTACCTTTAAAGGGGAACAAATAGAATTAATCTATAATTTAACTTCTAAACTTCAAAAAGCGTATTTAGAAATAAATTAATATTTATATTTGATATTATTGGCCCTTAAGGGAAGTGGACAGGCAAACCTGTAACCAACCATAATAGAGTATATATGCCAAACTGGAAAAAAGTCATTGTTAGTGGCTCCGCCGCTAATCTATCTACACTTACAATAGATAATAACACTACAGGTGATTCTTTGTTATTAACTACTACAGAAAATTCTTCTACAGCTGCACCTGTAATTACTCTTAAAAGAAATTCTACTTCCCCCGCAGATTCTGATTATTTAGGTCAAATAAAATTTAAAGGAGAAAATGATGCTGATCAAGAAATAGTATACGCTAAAATAACTGGTAAGATTCAGGATGCTAGTGATGGTTCAGAAGATGGTCTTATTGAAATTACAAATAAAAAGGCAGGTTCTAATAATATAGGAGTTAGAATAAAGTCTGATAAAGTTCAGTTACTTAATGGTACAACCTTAGAAGTAAATGGGCAAGTATCGGCTTCGGCCTATATTGGAGATGGTTCAGGACTAACAGGTATAAATACTAGTGCTGTAGGATATAGTAATGATATTACTTTATCTGCTGATTATACAACAGCAGCTAATTCTTACAATTCCCTTTATGGACCCTTAACAGTAGCTAATGGTACTAACATCACCGTTACTGCAGGATCATCTTTAAAAATAGAAGCCTTTTAAATAAAAATAAATATTTATATACATGAGTACTTTAAAAGTTAATACTATAACCCCCATATCTGGAGATACCGTTAATGTAGATGGTGATTTAACAGTAGGAGGATCACCAGTTTCAGGATTTCCATTTACAGGATCAGCTGCTATTTCAGGATCATTTTTAGTAACAGGTAGTTCAACTCTAGCAGTAAGAGTAAGTGGTAGTACAGCATTAACAGGAAGTATCCTAGTTAGTGGCAGTACAGTATTATCAGGAAGTATATTTCAAAGTGGAAGTAATAATATAACTGGTTCTCAAAAAGTATCGGGTTCATTATTATTAACTGGTAGTAGTGCATTAGCATTAAGAGTTAGTGGTAGTACTGCATTAACAGGTAGTTTATTTGTAAGTGGAACAGTAAGTGGTTCATTTATAGGTGATGGTTCTAGTCTAACAGGCATTTCAGGTTATACTGTAGCAAATTCTGCTAATAATAGAGTAATTACATCAGTAGATGCTACTAATGCAAATGCTGAAGCAAATCTAACATTTGATGGTACTAAGTTAGGTGTTACAGGTAATGTGTCTGCAAGTGCTGGGTTTAGTGGTTCATTCCAAGGTGATGGTTCGGGTTTAACAGATTTAGCTGGTGGAGGTCCGTTTGCACAAACTGGATCCTTTTATGCTACTTCAAATAATATCCAAATAACAGGATCATTAAATGCCACTTCTGTTACAGAAACATCAGCTTTAAGATATAAAAAATATGTTAAACCCTTAAGATCTCAATCTGATAATGTATATAAATTAAGACCTGTACATTTTAAATGGAAAGATGATAATAGAGGAGATATAGGTTTAATAGCAGAAGAAGTAGGAGAAATATATCCTGAATTAGTTTCAATAGGTGTTGATGGTAATGCGGAGGGAATAAGCTATACTAAATTAACAGCAGTTCTTATTAAAACAATTCAAGAATTATCTGCTCGTATAGATAAATTAGAAAATAAAAATTAAATTAAATTAAGTTATGGAAAAACAACAAACAAAAGTAACCAAAGAAGAATTACAACAAATTGCTAAATTTCAAGAAAGTATTCAAGAAATTACTTTAAAGTTAGGACAATTAGCTTTAAAAAAACTTAATGTTGAAAAAGAAGAAGAATATTTAGATGTAGAATATAGTAAACTTCTTCAAGAAGAAAATCAATTAGGAGACAATTTAAAAGAAAAATACGGAGAAGCACAAATTAACTTAAAAACAGGTGATATTATATATCCTTAATAATGTTTTTATAAGTCTTCTGCATATTTATCACTGATAAAATAACTAGAATAAAATGGCTGAAACTCTATTATCCCCAGGTGTATTAACTCGTGAAAACGACCAAACACTAATTACACAAGGTCCAATATCAGCAGGTGCTGCAATTTTAGGTCCTACAGTAAAAGGTCCTGTTAATATTCCAACACTCGTTAGCTCATATAGCGACTACAAAAGCAAATTTGGTGGTGCATTTGAAAGTGCAAGTATTTCATATGAATACTTAACTTCAATCGCTACTTATAACTACTTCCAACAAGGAGGAGAATCTATATTAGTAACTAGAATTGTTTCTGGTACTTATTTACCAGCAACAGCAACTCCGGCTGCACTAGGTACACATTCTTTAGATTATAAAACTGGATCCTTTACTTTAGAAACTATTTCTCAAGGAGATCTTATGAACAACTCAGGTAGTGTTACTACTAGTGGTTCATTAGTAACGGGATCAGGAGATAACATTCGCTATGAAATAGCAAGTCTAGATTCAGGAAGTGGACAATTTAGTTTATTAATTAGAAGAGGAGACGATAATTCCAAAAACAAGTCAATCTTAGAAACTTGGAATGATTTATCATTAGATCCTAATTCAACAAATTATATTGAATCTGTAATTGGTAATCAAGCCCAAAACTTCGATACAGACAGTGATGGAAACAGATTTATTCAAATAACTGGATCTTACGTTAACAACAGCCGCTACGTAAGAGTATCTTCAGTTATAAACCCAACATTAAATTACCTAGATAATGATGGTAATTTCAAATCAGAATATACTTCTTCATTACCTAAAGTAGGTAGTGGTTCAATAAATGCTCCTCAAAGTGAAGGGGCCTTTAGTGGTGCTAAAGGAGCAATATTTGGTCTTGGTTCAGGAGCACAAAAATTAAAAATGTTTGAAGAAATTGATGTTGCTTCAATTCAAGGTGTAGTTGCTTCTAACTACACATCATCAATAGCTTTATTAGAGAATAAAGACGAATATGATTTTGAAGTAATTACCGCTCCTGGTGTTACAATTCAAAATGGATCTGTAGCAACAAACACATTAATTACAACAGTAGCTGAAAGAGGAGACGCAATTGCTGTAATTGATACAAGAAATTATGGTGCCACTGTAAATCAAGCACTAACATCAGCAGGAACAGTTGATTCAAGTTATGCTGCAACATACTGGCCTTGGGTTCAGGTATTATCACCTGAAACAAATAAACTAGTATTTGTACCAGCTTCAACATTAATCCCTGCAGTATATGCAACAAATGATAGATTAGGAGCTGAATGGTTCGCACCCGCTGGATTCAATAGAGGTGGTGTAGGTGGTGCTATTCAAGCAGAAAGAAAATTACCTCCAGGAGATAGAGATAAACTATATGCTGGTAAAGTAAACCCTATTGCATCATTCCCAGGACAAGGACCAGTAATATTTGGTCAGAAAACACTTCAAACTAAATCAACAGCTCTAGATAGAGTAAATGTTCGTAGATTATTAATTGAAGTAAAAAGAGTAATTGGACAAATTGGAGAAGGATTGTTATTTGAACAAAATACCGCTGCTACAAGAGGTAGATTCTTAAACCAAGTAAATCCATTCCTAGAATCAATTCAACAAAGACAAGGTATATTTGCCTTTAGAGTTGTAATGGATGATACTAATAATACGCCTGACGTAATTGATAGAAACCAATTGGTAGGACAAATATTTATTCAACCAACAAGAACGGCTGAATTTATAGTACTAGACTTTAATGTTACACCAACTGGAGTAGAAATTTAAAAAGGCAATATTTATAATAAACATAAAATAAAATGGCAGTAAAAGATCCCAACGAAATAATGTTCACCGCCTTTGAACCAAAGGTACAAAACAGGTTTATCATGTTCATTGATGGTGTTCCATCATATCTGATAAAGAACGCTAGTGCGCCTGGATTTGAAGCTGGTGAAATCATATTAGACCACATTAACGTATACCGTAAAGTAAAAGGTAAAGTAAGATGGAATGATATGACACTAGGATTATATGATCCTGTAACTCCATCAGGAGCTCAAGCCGTAATGGAATGGGCAAGACTAGCACACGAAAGTGTAACAGGACGTGATGGATATTCAGATTTCTATAAAAAAGATCTACAACTAGATATATTAGGTCCCGTAGGAGACGTGGTTTCTCAATGGATAATTAAAGGTGCCTATTGTAAAACTGCCACATTCGGTGAATATGACTGGAGCGCTGAAGCTGCCGTTAATTTAGATATCACCATTGCAATGGATTACTGTATATTAAACTTCTAAAATACCCCAACCCTCCATACCCTGAATTAGGTGTTCCTTTTGGAACACCTTTTTCTTTTTTATATATTTATATCCACAAATAAGTTATTTATAGTATGGAAGAACAAGTTACAGAAAACAAATTTAAATTCCCAACTGAAATTGTCGATTTACCCTCTAAAGGATTAATATATCCTAAGGATAATCCCTTATCTTCAGGTAAAGTGGAAATGAAATATATGACTGCTAAAGAAGAAGATATTCTTACTAACCAGAATTATATTTCAAAAGGTATCGTATTAGATAAATTAATTGAATCATTAATTGTATCTAAAATAAATGTTAATGATATTATTATTGGAGACAAAAATGCCTTATTAATTGCCTCTCGTGTATTAGGTTATGGTAAAGATTATACCTTTAGAGCTTATAATTCAGATACGAAACAAATTGAAGATTTTAATGTTGATTTAACAACTTTAAAAGA